GATGAAGCTCAATTTTTCCCACGTCTCAAGAAGTTTGTAGAGTATTGCCTTTACGAAGGTAAAGAAGTAATACTCGCAGGTCTTGATGCTGATTCTTTTCAAAGAAAGTTTGGTGAACTTATTGACTGTATTCCACTGGCTTGTGAGGTAACTAAACTTTCGGCTCTTTGTATGTATTGTAAAGATGGAACTCCGGGTCCTTTTACAAAGAGGATTGTTGATAATAAAGAACTTGAACTCATAGGTGGGACTGATATGTATAGGGCAGCATGTCGTAAACATCTTTAGAAACGTTTGATGTCCAGTATAAGAACAACCCTCTTTTGTGTACCCTTCTTAGCGACACTGTGTATTTTTGCGTGATCAAAAAGAAAGTCCTCACCCTCCATGTGTTCATGTGCTCCCCTCCCTGTGTAGAGTGTGCAATCTCCACCACCCTCTACAGTGAGATGGTAACGAAGCCAGAGGTTTGTTTCAGCACGGTGGGGTGCTATAGACGTAGGTGCATCCATCACAGCAAATACAGCTGTATCATGACACACACATGGTATCTGCTTTATGAGACTGTTTAATATAGGGAAGTCTTCCACTTTATAATAATAATAGTTTGGATTCACTTCAAACCAAGGATCGAGTTCGTGAAATAAATGTGTTTCGGCAGTCTTTGAAACTTCTTTAAACTCCCCCCTAATCTTATCAAAGTGAGCTTTAACTAACCAAAGTCCAGGATAATCATTGACTGAACATTTAGAACCCCAGTTTATGATATCTATCATCGTGTTTCTCATACCTACCAGAGGTCTCAAAGGTTTCCTAAAGTATAATCTATCTATGGGTGATTTTAGGTAGTCATGAAGTACCAGGAAAAATGGTACAAGTATCACCGTCAGCATTATTTTCTTAGTATAAAATAAAAATGCCCGGATACGGCGGAAAGCGTATGGAAAAGTACACTCCCGAACCCACTGATGATGTCAATACTGTTGAGCATCGCTTTGTGATGCCCAACCTTCCCGCCATCACCCTTATTCAGTTCGTTCTCGTTGGTCTCGTCCTTGCTCACTACTGGATGAACCGTAAGGTTAACAAGGCTGGTGTCGGCGCTGCCATGCTCGCTATTGGTTTTCTCCACTTCTATGATCACCTCTACCGCGTGAAGCGTGGTCCCGAGCGTCTCTTCTTCTGGCCCGAGGCTCCTAAGAAGGAGGAATACTGTGGTGCGTGCCGTAAGTAAATAGTTCTTTACAATTTTTAATTTTACCATTCATTATTAAATTATAATACACCTTCTCCACTCCGGAAAGTTTTCTATAATTTAATTTTGTTTTTACAAGAGTTTTTGATAAGTTAATATCCTCATCTGAATATTCGGGTATTAATTTGTGAATAAAAGTAAGTTTATTTTTTTGTAATGACAGGTTGTATAGTATAAACGGAGTTGCAAACTTATTCATGTATACTCATATTTTTATATTTTTAAGTTATAGGAGACATGCAAGTCAAAGTTGTCAGAAGTCCAGATCGTAAAAAGAAGTTCAGGGCTATACTCGAAGATGGTAGAACGGTAGATTTTGGAGCGCGTGGATACTCGGATTATACAAAACATAAAACACCTTCCCGTATGCGTTCCTATGTACTCAGACATGGTGGAAGAATCCCCAAACGTATTATCGCTGAAAGAGATCCAAAAAGAATACAAACTTTAATGCTCGGTGTCAATTCCAGTGATAGGGAGGAATGGAAAATCACTGGTATTGATAGTGCAGGATTTTGGTCAAGGTGGTATCTTTGGAGCTATCCAGATTTTGATAGTGTCAGGAAGTTTATGTCAAAGAGATTTGGAATTAAATTTGTAAACTAATAATAACTATGAAAGGATCAACGATAGCTATAATACTTTTTATATTATGTGTAATATCAATTGGTGTTTTTTTGGGAGTTAGAATGATGAATGCTAAAAAACGTAAGGAACAATTCTTAAACACACCCGGTGTTCATTTCTTTAAAGAATGTAACTACGGTGGTAAACCACTTCAAATGGTCGAAGACCTCCCCAAAACTGAAGAAGATGTCGGAATAATAGATGGTAGCATGAACTTTAAATCTTTTATCCTCACAAGAGAATATAAAATGGATACCTATACCGAAGGTGGTGAGAAAGGTGTAAAAACATCATACGCTGGACCAAAAGAGGTGGCGTGCCTCGAAACTCCAATTAACAGTGTAAGATTTACTAAAGCTTAAATTAAATTTGTAAACTAATAATAACTATGAATGAAAATCTCATATCCACGTTGATTATACCACTGTTGATATTTTGTACAATCTATCTAATCAGGAAGTACGTGAAGAAACCAGAAGAGGAAGAAATAGATTGGGGAGGCAGTATAGATCCACATTCACTCCCAGGTGTTCATTACTACTCAGAGTGTGATTTCAAGGGAATACATACACACACAGATACCATTCCTCTCAGCGTTGAAGGAAACTTCAAATCAGTTCGTATCGTTGGTGACTATGACGTCAAGGCTAACACAGAGGACGACAAGGAGGTTGTTCTTCGCTCTCACCGCGGTAGCTCTAACATGGTCAAGTGCACACCATTCACTGGCATGGAGATTGGTCGTGATTAATTAGATCCTTGAATGTAATCAACTTTTCATTTTCAATGAGTGATGCAAACTCGTAATTTGTATCACTCAGAGATTCAATCACAATACTCGCTTCGTAGTACACATGTTCCATGTCCATGTCTATATCATCAAAATATTCCAGAAGTTCAATAAGATCTTCATCCGATGCCACATCAACATAATTGTTAAATCGTCCATCGTCAAACCAATATCGTTCACCATTGGCGATAGTATTGGCGAGTACAATCATTCTTTCGGATATCGTCTCTTCTATACCGTCCTCGGGGTCGATACCGATATCGTCAGCTTTATAGGAACAGCTCATGAGGATGTGAAGACCTCCACTGATTACCTTGAGAAATTGTCGTTTTTCATGTGAGATCATCATTTTCAACTTGAAAAACGAGTTTGTGAGGGTGGGACTTAGGTTGTTATTTTTAGTTTACTCTAAGATTACGAAATTTTGGATTGGCTCTCAGTTCAGCCAGGAGCTTGGCACGTTGATTGTTAACCATAGGTCTGGGTGGAGGAGGTGGAGGAGGTGGGGGAGGAGCGCGAACGGGTTCGCGAGCTACACGCCTTGTTTGCATAGGAAGAACGTTATGGTTTGGTTGAGCTTCCCTCAAAACAGTCTTACAAATTCTGATAAACTTCAAAGCACTCTTTGCTTGTTTTTCCACACCACCCCTCTTAGTCTTTTTAGTTTTCTTAAGCTTAGACTCTAACTCCTTCTTGGTTAGTTTAACACGTTTTCCTTGTACATCTTTAGTCACCCTAATTCCCAACTTCCTGGCGTGTTTCTTCAGGGACTCGTAGTCCATTTATATATATGGAGAAATTATTAATCTTCTTGATCTGGATAATATCTATTCATAGAATCTTCCAACTCATCAACTTCATACCATGCGAGATGACACTGTTTTGACTTGGCACCTTCGTCTGTACATATTTCTTGTGCATCACGTATTGCTTCCTTAAAACGCATTTTAAGTCTGGCATTTTCCCGCTTCTTAGGTTTGGGGTATGGACTATTCAATGTAATGTCATCACAACGTTTATAAATATCCTTCAGGACATTCTGACGTGTCTTAGCCAGTCTGTATTTGTAACAATCATTTCCAGAATAAGACAGACACTTCATTTAATATATGATAGTATTAAAGTTTTAAGTATTGTATAAAATAATGGATTTTATTTATGAAGTAAAAGATGCTTTACCAAAAGAAATATGTGATATAATAATTGAACGTTATAAAAAAGAATCATATAAAGAAAAATCTCGTGTTGGAAAGGATGGTGTTGTCAGAGAAAATATGAGAAAATCATTAGTATTCCCATTCTCTAGCAGTCCTAAATGGAAAGATGTTGATAATATTATTTGTGATGTGATAGGTCTAGGTATAAAAAAATACACTGAACACGTTAAACATATTTTAACAAAAAATGGTACAACTGATAATAACGATATAAAAAATGCTATAAGCGTGTATTTAGAAGAACTAACTGACGAAGGATATTTTGTACAAGAGTATAAAATTGATGGATTTTATAATTGGCATGTTGATTCTTCATACAAAAGGGACAACACAATAAGATCTGTGTCATTTGTTTTATATTTAAACACACTCGAAAAAAATGAAGGTGGTTATACTGAATTTGCACTTGGTAAAAGTATTCAACCTGAAGCTGGTAAATTGTTAATATTTCCATCGGGTTGGGAATTTGTTCATAGAAGTGCGATTGTAACAAAGCCAGTTAGTAAATATACTATAGGAACTTGGGCGGTATAAAGATTATAAGTATATATTAGGCATGGAATCTAACGTGGTTATCACGAAAGTATTACTTCCAAGGATACGACAACTCGAAAAGGAGGTTGCAATCCTCAGGGAACAAACATG